CATCCGTGTGGCTTTTGCAAGTGGGACGCATTTTGGATATTTCCTCTTTGAGCCTTTGCTTCTCCCGCATGGTTGATACTTGCCGTCTTTCTTCGGTGCTCCAATGTCTACCCATTTCTCGGCTACCCATTTTCTTAATCCACCTCCATCTGAAAAATTTCTACGCACAGCTCATTCTCTTTCGTCTAGCTAATCCACCTACACGAAATTCTTGTTTCATCAAACCACCAGAAGCTTTTTTATTTTTTTTACCGCCTGGTGTTATTTTACCTGAACAAACTCCTGATGCATACATGTTTGCATACGCCGAAGGATAAACTTTAAATTTACGCTTCGCTGCTGCTTTTCCTTTTGCACAAAGTTTTGCCATTATGCTTTACTCTTAGTTTTTGGAATTACACCTTTAGCCATTAAAATATCTTTCTGAGTAATTTTACCATCACCAGAATGATCTGGAAATTTACTTTTCTTTTTAATTTTTTTCTTAACAGCTTTACTTACTTTTGGATTTGAAGAACCTGCTTTATACATTACTCTGTTTGACATTCCGCCACCCATCATTTTTTTTCTCATTATTTTTTTCCTCCGTTACGAAAAATTTGTGTACCCTTTATACCATAAATACTCGCCACGACAAGGATCCAAAGATTTGTGAACCATGACGGGAGCTGCGAGAACATATCGAAGAACAATTTTACCTTGTCCATAGCCGATGGATCGTCCGATACGACTGCCCAAGCGAGCACCAACACGGGCAAACTTAATATTACGAGGACCGCCTCGTCTTTCCAGTCCGATTGCCTTGCTTCTAAAAGTTTTCCTTGGTAAGCTTCCTGACCTTCGGCCATTTTTGTAGCGTGCATGAGTTGTGCTTCACTCATTGCCATTTTCGTCTTCTGCTTGTTAGCATAAATTTTACTACCAGCAGAAACGGCTAGTTTAATTGCCGATAACCACATAATTTAGTACCAAGTAGCTGGTTTTTTTTTTTCAGCTAACATTCTTTTTTGTCCTCTAACTTTTTCCTTGTCTCCAGTAGGAATATAGTTAAATGCACCATCAGCTGTAGTTTTAGATCTAGGATCTATCTCTACATTTTGTTCTGGAATGCTAACTTCTTTTGTTTTTTTGTAATTTATCATATTTTTTACCTTTATTAATTTATATTAGTATTATTTTTTTTTGCAAGACTTACTCCAGCTCTTAATTCTGCTAAATCTTGGTTTTGTTCAAGCTTATCGTCAAAAATTTCTCTAGCTTGAACTAATTTTGCTCTATCTAGGTCAGCTTTTGCTTCATCAGCTTCTTTTTTACGTTCATTTTCCATTGCTCTTAGATCAACTTCTCTAGATTTTAGTTTTAAAAGTGGATCAGAGTCAAATTGAGACGTAATTTCTTTTTCTTCTTTAGCAAAATCGCCTGTTAGCTCTGCAACTAACACTGCTTTTCTTGCTTCTATCTGTTCTGACAACTGTTGAAGTTGTTGTTTAACTTGTGGATCTTGTTGAGCTTGTATTTGAAGCATTTGCATTTGTTGTAATGGCTCTGCAAACTCTAATTCTACTTGTTCTTGTGCCATTAGACTAATATGTTCAAGAATATTTTTTTGAATTGATGCCATAATAGCAGGATTATTTCTAACCATATTAGTTGACATAAAAGTTAAGTGTGCAGTTATGTGTGCAGTGTGGTCTTGTCCACGAAAAGCTTGAAAAGGTTTTCCACCCAAAGCATTTATGTGTTCTAAACTTGGATCTATTGGTTGAACTGGTGCAGGAGGTGGTAATATTTGATCAATATTTTTAATACCCAATGCTTCATACATTTTTCTATAAGCTGCATATAAATTATGCAATTGTGGCTGTGATGTTGCAAGTTGCAATTCAGTTTGTGCCATAGAAATTCTTTGCGCCATAGAAAAAATGTTTGGATCTGCAACAGGTAAAATATCTACTTTGTCATCAAAATCCATTTGTTTAATTTCTCTTCTGCCACCTACTACATCAAAAGGATAAACAGGTGGTAAATATGTTTTGAATACTTTAGATAATAATTTGAATTCTTGTTTCATACCTGAATATAATCTTTTATGTATTGCAGACATAACACGTGAACCACGTTCAAGAAGTGCAACAGTAGTTCCTACTGCAGCGCCTTGGTTACCCTCACCCACTTGCATATCAGCAATAGCTGCAAATCTCTGACCAGCTTGTACAACTATTCCCATTAATTGTAATAACGTTCCTGATGGCTCTTTGTAAGGAAGAGTCATAAAAGCATCTCTTAAATTACCACCTGGCGCATCTACATCTCTAAATTCACCTGGTTGTAATGGTGCTGCTTCATCTCTAACTCTTATTCCACGTTGTTTAAATCCAGCTGGCAGATTAGATAACGTTCCCGCATCCAATAACTGTCTCAAAGCTGCGGTCGCTGTTCTAGACAGTCCACCTATCATGTGGATTAGACCGAAACCATAAAAACCTAAACCTGGTAAGAATTTAAAATGTACAAAATATTGTATTTTATTTTTCTTTGGGTCTGTTGGTTCAAAGTTTCTTCTGATAGATAAAACTTGTCTAGATGATTCATCAATAGTTACAATATATGGTAACTTAATTCCTGTTTCATTTAACTCTTGGTCTTTATCTTCAAATCCTTCTAAATCTAAATTAACATGACATTCTAATAAAGTATAAATATTTTCTTGCTTACCTGTTTTTTTAGTTCCTTCTAATTCTCTCTCTTTATTTTCTATTTCGTCTTTTGAAATACTTTGTGGTTTTTGTAATTCAATGTCACTGTAGAAACCAGCTACTTGTTGTTTACGTAAATCATTTTCTGATATTTTAATTGTTTGAATAATCGCTTCCGCATCCTCTAATGAGGTAGCAGAATACGGAACGACTAAATCATCTGCTGGAACAAACTTTGAAACAGCTCGTCCTAGTAAATCGTCATAATAAACTTTTTTAAATGTAGATCCAGCTAATGGTAAATGAAATAACATTTGATCAAACTCTGGTTCATACTCATTCATTTTTTCCATTAACTCATAGTTCATGTAATCTTTAACACGTTGTGCTTGAGCTTCTTTATTTTGATCTGAGTTACCTACTATTTGAGTTCTAACAGGTCCTTCTGCTGGTAATAATTCTTTGTATGCTCCCGCTTGAAACTGTGTAACAGCTTCAGCTAAAACTGGGTGAGTTGCACCACTAGCTCCTTGAAAAGGTTCTGATCTGTTTTCATATTTAAAACCAAGTAGTTCTAAACCTGTTGTATAAGATTGTTCCCAATCTTTTCTTGAAGCTTTATAGTCCATATAGTTTTCAACTAACTCACTTCCTATTGGATCTAAAATATCATCTGGTAATAATTCTGCTAGATTATCAAAATGTCCTTGTTGACCTTCTATGTTTACTTTGCTTGGATCAAAGTTAATTTCTACACTACCATCTTCTTGAGGGTTAACCTCTACAGGTTCTTCAGAAGCTTCTATTTCCTTCTGTTCTGCAATTTCTATTTCTTCTTCGGGATCAACCGTTATTGATGTCTTTACGTTTGGTAAAGACTTGTCTATGTCTGCCATTTATTTTCTCCTGTGTATTTGACACTTTAACTTGTTTTAGAGGAATATTCAACCCCTGTGAATTAGGACCTCTTTTAGGTGGTATTGTTTTAGTTAATTTTTTCATTTTTTAAGTGTTAAAGAATCAGGGTCACCTACTTCTTCTAAAATTTCTTCTATGCTATCTAGGCCATCTTCAGAATCTTTTAATTTACCCTCATCATCTGGTCGTACTGTAAACTCTTCATATTCAGGAGGAGGAGTGCTTTTTGTTGTCTCATCAGCTATACCTGGTTTATAAACTATATACTCTTCAGATAGTATACCATCTTGATCATAAAAAGATCCTTCATTTCTTTTTAAAATTGTAATCTCTCCTGTTGCAGCATCTTCACTCATTTCATAATCTTTATATTTTTTAACAACTTGTCTATCTTGTGTTGCAGCTTTTTCAGTTATGTCGTCTCCCATAAATCTAATTTTTTCTACTAATTTAAAAAAATAAGGAGGAGGGTAAGTTCCACCTACTGTGTCTTTTGCAACTTTCTCCGCAACCTTAGTTGTAGTTGCAAGTTCATCTCCAAAGCCTAACATCTTAGCAAGAATAACTGCACTTGTTGCACCTGTTGCTTTTAAAAAATCTCTACGTGTTAAATTTTGTGTTTCTAGCAATTCATCAATTTCTTTGTTCATAACTTCTTTTGTCGTATCATTAACCGGTAGGTTTCTATTTTTAGCATAAGCTTTTAATAATTTTAAACCAGGAAATATAGGTGCTGTAAGTTCTGCACCAAGAGTTACTTGGTCTGCTAATACTTTAGGACCAATAGTTGATCTTCTATCTTTTTGTTTTTGTTCTTCAGATTCAATTAAACTTTTTAATCCTGTTTTTTCTGTAATAACTTTTGTACCTTCTGTTCCAACTAAATTATCTAAAAACTCAGTAAAGATTCCTGTACCTTTAATATTCGATGGCATTATATCTGTGTAGTCTTGAACATAGCCTTGACCCGTGCCACCTGTAACTTTGAACGCAGGTCTTTGTATAAGATCCGCGGTCAACTGACCAAGTGCAGGTAATACTCTTGCACCAAACTCACCGATTCTAATACCAGTCTCTGCTAATCTATCTGCATAGTATGCATAGTTTCTTGGATCGATCATGTCATTTAATAACGCAACAGGGTTCATAGTTTCTCTGTAACTATCTGCTTTTGGTAATTCAGCATCAGGGTTCAATAAAAAATATTCTAGTTCTTTTGCAAAGTTATCATCAGCACCAACTGCACCGCCGCCGTTAAAACCAACTCTTGGCATTGGAGTAATTTCTACACCGCCACCTGTTTTATATCCTGCACGGCCGCCCTCTGCTGCTTGAAAAGGATCTATGTCAGGTTGATCACCTGCTTCCATGTTTGAAAGTTTTTCTATTAACTGAGGTGCAAAAGGTTTATCTGAATCCGTGTTGGTTAAATCACCTAAAAAATTTTCTATTTTTTCTCTACGTTCTCCAGCTTTTTTGAAAGTTGCTTCTGGATCTTGCATATCTTGTAACATAGCTAAAGGTATGTTTACAGCTTTTCCTAAAGCTGGATCTTTAATTAAATAAGATCCTGCACTAGCTGCAGACTCTAATAAAGGCATACCTGAACCCATACTTATAATAAAATCTGCTGGAGTTAAAGCTATTGCACCACCAGGAATTCTACTAGTAAACATTCTAGATGTGTCTAATTTATTTTTTAAAGATTTAAAAAGATTTTTTATAGGCGAACCTTCTTTAGCACCAGCACCTTTTTCACCAGCATCTCTAGCGACACTTGCCTCTTCAATTACTGTTCTAAAATCTCTTAATTCTTCTTTATTAAGTTTTGCAATGTCTTTGTTTAATATTGTTTTATCTATATTAGCAAGTGTCCATTTTTTATAATCTCCACCTATAGTTCCAACCTGACGTACATTTAATAATCTTCCTACATCATCAAGAACAAAATCAATTTTTTTCCAATTTAAAAGCCCTTTGTGCTTAGGATATTTTTTGTAATGATTCTTAATTACCTCTTCAGCTTTTTTATTTATATTATCTAATTCTTTAGTTAAATCTTTTATATTTACTGTTTGATCAATTTTAACTTTGTCCAAAAGTTTTCTTCGTTCCAAAATTAATTTTTTCATTTGTTTGTTTGCGTAAGCTATCTGACCATTTATTGCTTTTGGAATTATGGTAAACTCTCCAGGTTTAGCACCTATCTGATCTCCTAAAGGAAACATATGGTGAGCCGGGTTGTCAACGGTACCACTAACTCTTTTACCACCTTGTGATATTTTTTCTTCTCTGTCTCTTTCAAGTTTTTTAGCTTCTTTTTGTTCTGATGTTAATTCTTGAAAATCTAAATTTAATGATTTCTTGTAATCACTAATAATTGTTCTAGTAGAATCAGATCCATATCCTGCAGGTTTTAAAAATTTTTCATATACTTGTGTATCAGTCAACACGCCTGCTTTCTCAGCTGCATCTGATGTTCTAGGAAAAGAATATCTTTTAATTAATTCAGCTTCAAATAAATCTTGTATATTTTTATCAGCAAAAATAATTTTACCTTTAAATGTTTCTGCTGGTTTACCATCTTTTATAAGTTTATTTCTTACAGTTTCTTCTGTTACTTCACCTGTTGTTTCAAAAATAGTTTTATCTCTGTTAACTCTACCTAGTTTTCTAGCTTCTGTTTCGGTAGGCATACGCTTGTTTTGTATTATAAAATCTTCAAATTTTACAAGACGTTTTTTAAAATTTTTAAAAGCTCCTTTAGGGTCTTCTTTTGCGTATTGATCAAATAATTCATTAGAATCTAAACCAAATTTTTCTTTTGTAATTTTATCTAAAACATTTTTTCCAAACTTATTAACAAAAAAATCAACAGACTCTGTTGTTGTATTAATTCTTTTTTGTACAGGTTCATCAAAATTTTTTAATGGATTATCTGCAAAGTTTTTTCTCATCATCCCACCATTTGCTGCAGGGTTTCTGTCTTCAAAATCTTTGTATGGATTTTCTTTTGGGGGTAACTCTGATGCAGGAAACACGGTGCCTGGACCAAACTGCTCGTCGATCTGTCTAATAATTTCTTCTGACGTATCGTTTAACGCAAGTTTGTTACCAAGACTTGTATCTTCATCATCTACAAATGTGTTTCGTATTGGATCAAATATGTAAGCCACTATTCTCCTCCTCCTGGATCAAATGGATCATTATAACTACCATCTGATTGTACACCAGATTCACCTGTAGCATAAGAACCACCTTGACCACCGGTCTCTTGTCTGTACGCTCTATTTATTCTATCTTGATCAGCTTGTCTTTGTTGTTCTTGGGCTGCTCTTTGTCTTCTTAATGTTTCTATCCTCATTTTTTCTTTTTGTTCAGCAACTTTAATTGTATCTTGCACTTTTTTTAATTCTAAATTTTTTACTTGATCTAATGTTTGATTACCATATTTTTTATAATTACTTAAAAAAGCTATTTTTTGTGGAGTGCTCATACCATAAGGTAATTTAGATCCCACATAATTAGCAGCTATATCTTCAAAGGGTTGTGTTAAATATTTATTGTCAGGAACATAATCATAATCTTGAATACCTGTTATACCAGGATATCTTTCTGCATAACTTTTAGCACTACTAAATATATCTTTACCCTCTTCAAATAAACTAGCTATGTTTGCACCAAAAATTCCAAGATCATTTGCTAAACGAGAATTTGCTGGAATTGGTGTTTTACTACTAATGTAATCTATAATAGCATCTTTTCCAGCTGATGTTCCCAACCCATGTCTAAGATCTGATGAGAAACCTTGTTTCTCAAATGGACCCTTGTTAGAGTTAAGAGGATCTGGACTTCTAAGATTTCTAAAAGTCATTAAAGCTTGATTTTGATCTTGGACCGGCATAGATGTAAACGCTTGTAGGTTTTCATAATTTTCAGGACCATAACCCAGAGCACTTGTAAAATTACCTACTCTAAAAGCTTCACTTGTTTTATCATCAAACGTTTGTTTTATTCCTTTTAGATTAGATCCTTGATTAAAATCAACACGTCCACCTTTTGCTTTTTCAGGTTTATTCTTTAACGTTCTAAGTTTTGTAATTTCTAGAATCTGATCTTCAGGTTCTAGTTGTTTTATTCTTATCGCTTCTTCTTGTGAAATACCTAACTCATCTATCAATGCTTGTACAGACTCCATTCCACCTTGATTACCTTTGGTATAGAAATCTAAAGTACCGTCTGGATATTCAACAAGTCTCTGGTTCGTGGTCTCTGATAAGTCAGTCAAGCCAAACGCTTCTTGGACATTTGCATCATCTGCAAGTTCTGGTTTAGCTTCTATTTCTTTTATAAAACCAGGAAACGTTTCTTGAACATATTTATCATTAGGGTTTTCTTTAATTGTATTTTTTAATCTCTCAATTAATACTTGTGCTTTAGTAAACTTACCTTCACCTGCTTCATTTTTTAGTTTTTGATATTCTTTATTATTTTCTAAACTTGTTTTAGCATCTTCAAAAAATTGTTTATCTGACGCTTCTTTGTTAAACGGTATTACATTTGCATCATTTGTTTTTTGACGGAACTCTGCAGCGTATTTGTTATATGCATCTGGGTCCATCTTCTGTAAAGCTTGCTCGTAGCCTTGTATGTTTTCTCCGTGGTACGTGATCCGTTCCATTCTTTGATCAGGTTTATCTGCGTAATAGTATTTAGCATTCTCACCTTGTGATCCAGGATTCTTGTACTTGTTAAGTAGTTCTGCTTCATCCGTTAACCTTTGTCCAATCTCTGTTGCGTTCATATACTCTAACGCATTTTTAGGACCAACTTTATTTGTAGGTTGAACATTGTTTCGTGTTGCCCATTGAAAGATGTCTTCGTTATCTGGATCGAAGTTATCTAATTTTTTAAACACATCATCACCAAAATGTTTTCTCCATATTCTAATAGGATCTGGTGCAAAGAAATCTGCTCCACCCCAATGGTGCTTACCTTGTTTTAAGTTTTGATATATCTCATCGTCTAGTTTGATAATTCCTTTTTCATGTAGCCTTGGTAAAAAGCTACTGCCATAACCTCTGTATAAACTTGAATTACCGCTCTCGTACCCCGGACCATTGTACAGTTTATTGTATCTAATTTGACCTGCAGATAATTCTTCTGCACTAGGTGGCTTAAATATATCTTCTGTCTCTTTTACTTTTTTCTGAAACTCATCGATTGTTTTTTTAGTTTTTTCTAAAACTTTTACAAATGGTAATTCTTCTAATGGTCTTTCATCATCTGTTGTTTTATAAATCTCATCTGGGTTTTTACCCTCATCAATATAACCTTTTTCTAATTTACTTTTCTCAGCATTAACACGTCTGTAAACACCAAGATTGTAGAACACATTATCTTTCTGTGCTTGAGTTAATCTAATGTCTGGATTGTCTTGTATAAATCTTAATGTCTTTTCAAAGTTACTTTGTAATTCATCAGCGTAATCTCTCATGTACATGTATCTTCTATCTCTACCTACATTTCGTACATCAAACGGTCTAAATCTACTTGCATCAGTTAATTTAGATCCAATAATAGTAAAATCTCCTATCTGTTCTTTAGATAATTTTTTACCAATAAACTCTACTCCTGCTACAGTATCAGCAATCCCACCTTTAGGGGTAGGTTTCTTTGACATCAATTCTTGCAATAATTTTATTATATCATCCATAATACTGTCGTTTACGTTGGTTAAGGGGTTCGTCACTGTAATCTTCTGGGTGTTGTACAAAACCACCTTGTCTAAAGCGCATGAGAGCTTGTGTCGTAGAGTCGACTAAATCATCATGGTCACCATATGGAAAAGCTGCACATTCCTCTATAACCTCATCTGCAAACTTTTGTTCAGGCGCCCATATCATACCAGATTCAAACAAAGGTGCAACAGAATTGACTCTAGCATGTTTATCATTTCCTTTACTAGGTGTAAAATTAGTTACAGGTATATTCATCTTTCTAAGCTCATATGTAAGAGGCAAACCACTAGCTTTAGCCTCAACAATCACAGATTCTGGTTGCCAATACTCATATTGTTCAAGAGCCTTACGCCTTAGTTCAGGAAACTCAAACCGTTCTTTAATAGCATCAAGTAAAATTAAATTAGGACCACTGTCTTCATCAGGATAAAATACACCCCAAGTGGTGATTGCAGAGTAATCGGCAGTTTCTTTTTTTAAAAATGCTGTATCATAACTTTGTATTACATGTGCTAAATCAGGAATGTAATCTTTTTTGTATGTTCTCCACCACTCACGTTTAAGTATTGCTCCTTCTTCAGCTGTTGGGTTTTGCATCCACTGTGCGTTCCATTTACCAACCGGCAGTGTTGCTTGCACTTTCTCAAGCTCATCTAGTTTCCAATACTCAGGCCAAACAGGTTTTGCTTTCTTTGTTCCGTGGTCCATGATTGCCGGAAACTCGACCACGTGCCACTGATCAGCTTTAGCTTCTTTCTGGTTACCAACTAATTTTCCTGTCAAATCTTTATTAGACCATCTCGTCATAACTAAAACAATTTTACCACCAGGTTGTAAACGTTGCCTAGGTCCTGATGTGTACCATTCATAAGCAGACTCCATGGCCGTTGGACTCATTGCATCTTGCTCAGAATGTGGGTCATCAATTATTAAAAGATCAGCACCCCGTCCGGTTATTGCACCGCCGACACCAGCTGCAAAATACTCACCACCTTGTGCTGTTTCCCACCTACCAGCGGCTTGCGAATCTTCTCTTAGTCTTGTTTCAAATATTTTTCCATACTCGTCACTATCAATCAAGGTCTTAGCCTTACGACCAAATCGTACGGCTAGTTCTCCTGTGTGAGTTGCTTGGATTATTTTTAACTTAGGGTTACGGCCCACCATCCACGCTGGTAACAAGTAACTTGCAAATTCTGATTTCGTATGACGTGGAGGCATATTTACTATCAGTCGGTTTATTTCACCCGATGCAAGTTTATTAAATTTATCTGCTATATGTCTATGGTGGGAGCCTTCTACAAAATCGGGCCACACACATTTGACAAAGGACATAAAGTCATTCTTAGCTTTATTTTGTATAATTTTTTCTGCATGCATTACCTGCAGTTTTCTAAAAGTTTTTCTTACGTCAGAAGGGAGTTTACTTATATCTACTTTATTTAAATCCATAAAAATTTTTTTAAAATTTTTTTCGCATCACTAAGATGTTGAAAATGTTTTTAACAGCTCTGTCTTTGTAAATCAAGCCATAAAGAAAAAAGTAGTGGGACCCCTTTTTTTGTTTAAGGGGGGTGGGGTCGACGTTAGTTGCAATATTGGTATTGGATAGGGATCCGCGAAGCGGATACGTGTGCGCCATGGCGCGT